CTGAAGGGATTCTAATTATTCCCTTCTGTACCAGACATACTGCTGTCTTGCCCAGTTTAACGCCCATAACTTGGCCTTGAGGCGTTTTTACGATGACAGGGCTACCATCCTTCAAGGATCTAATATCCTCTGTAGGCGTCCCTAGAACGCTCGCAGCAGTGTCTTCCAGATCACCAAAGTCCTTGATAATAGACTCAGCATCTGTCTCAGAATTATAGTGGAAATCGGCTAGATAGTCTTTGCCTGTTAGCTCTTTAACTATGAAACCTGCGAACTGACAGCAGTCTACTGAACCGTAATCAAAGTCCTTTCTTTCCCACTTATTCAGGGCTTGTAGGACTTTAAGAGCGGAATTCACGGTATTCTTTGATATCGCCTGGAGTCTGTGGGTTATCTACTGGGCCGTTCACTGCTCCAGAAGCCCCACCCCATTTGATCTTAGCGCCTTCTACCTTATGGATGTGACTGAAGAATAAATCACCTGCATACCTTTGCTGTTGATTAGCATTGGTGTACATCAGGTTTTTGGACTTATCAAATCGTGATAACTCAGACTCAGCAATAAGCTGGATAGCATCCCCACCATCTGCCCCCACGGTGAGATTCATCTGATCCATCAGCCCTTCCCATATCTGGGTAGGCGTATCAATTAGAACATCATCAGAATCTAGCAGCCCGAGATAAACCGTAACAGGACGCATGAAGTAATCTTCAGTCAACGCTGCGCCTGACATCGTGGCATCTAAACCAGACAGGGTAAGAGTAATGGCATAGGGGCTAACGTCCGTGCCTTCTTCTACTTTTGAGATAGAACCTAAATCGCCGACGCCTAACCAATTTATATCAGCAGTTCCATCACCAGCACCGACAGCTACAACTGTTCCTGTTCCTGTTCCCGCACCCGTCGCTTGGAAAACTACGCCTATATCATTTGATGATGCACCAATAGCCGTGAAATCTGTTGTACCAACGGAGGTGATTTTATAAGTTGTGCCAGTAACCAGAGATCCTGCGGTTGCTGTAATCGGCGTAAATGTCACACCTACGGTATTAGATGCGGCACCGATTAAAGTGAAATCTGTCGTCCCAATCGTTTCAATGGTATAAGTTGTTCCTTCTTCAAAAGATCCAGCAGTCACTGTGTCCCAAACATAAGTCCCAAGTCCGTTGTGGACATAAAGCGTCCCAGACGGGAACTCCAGCTTTGCGAACATAACCAGATTGACATTCTGGGCTTGTAGGGCTGTATTGACAGCAGTAGAAAAGCCACGAGTCATGCTAAGACATCCTCAATAGCTTCAATTGTAAAGTTAGATACTCGTCCTGGCCTTGTATCCCATGATGCAGTAGACGTAACCATCATCACTGCTAGAGGCGTGACGAAGTTGATAGGATCGTTGTCATCAGGCGACTTCCTAAGCGGAGGGGCTATAGGAATTGTTATTTCGCCTAGTCCATCAGTAGAGCAATCAGCCGTGACAATGTGGAACTCATTATTAAAGGCTACGTAGTCACCAGCCTTGAAGTAGTCTGTATTACTTAAATCAGCACCGTCTGCGATTAAACTAGAACCAGTCTGGCTTGCGCCTTTAACCAATAGATTTGTAACAGAATCTCCGCTCGGCGCATTACCTGATCGGTTGTATCCGTAATCAGTGAAAAAGATCCTATGGACTTGTCCATCTAACTTAGCCAGGAATGCTTGCATCTTGGCCCTATCAGCGCCAGTCAGGTTATTAAACGTCGCAGTGGTTTTCCAGTACGAACCTTTTCTAGTCTGCGTTTGAACAGCATTAGTCAGCGGAGACTGAAACGTCCTGGTATTAGTAACCAGTTCCCAAGTCTGCGTAGTCGGAGTTACGCCAACCTCTGTTGCGAATGTATAAGTCGTCATACGAATCTACGCCTTCTCATCAGATCCTGAACTGTTTCAATCGTTCGCTGAGACGTAACCTGCATAGCCTGCTGGATCTTGATATCTACTTCTGGGCCTGAGCCACGAGCGTCTACGTTGTTAATTATAGTTATCCCTTGGCCTTGGCCCTTGGTGTGATCAACAACAGTCTCATTCGGATGAAGTATTGCAGGGAATCCACCCTTTCCATCCATGCCGCCAGAACGGGAACCCATGCCAGTGAAACCACCGCCGTCGAATGACTGAGCCTTAATCTGGGCTACTTGCCCTAAACCAGCGGCTACTGTTGCTGCTGCCATTGCAAAGTTTAATGGTGGTGGATACGAGCTAATCGCTAGGGTAGCGCCTTGATAAGTCTGCATGATCGCTTGAGCAATCTGGAAGGCTTTATTCAATGCGAACAGCTTTTTGTTATTACTGGCAACGCCTGCGAACTGATTGCTTAACTCACCCAGAACGTGGCTAGTCTGAGCTGTCGTAGACTTCATGATGAATTCTTTGCGCTTCTTCTCACCCGCTATGGCTTGCTCTTCAAAGAACGACAGCTTCTTGATAGCTTCTTTGGTTCCTTCGCTAGTACCTTCAGCGATCACTTTTCCTGGTGCTGCATCTGCAATTGCTTCAGCCGTCTTTCTAGCACCAGCTTGGATTTCCTCAAAGAACGCTTGGAATCTTTCACTCGGAAGCGGGGAGCCTGTCATGGTGGCTATCTGATCATTAACCTCCATGATGGAATTGCCGACATCCATAGCAGCTCTAGCAAGTGCATCAGACGGAATCAGATCCATCTTAAAGACGCCTGCTATCGTGTTATATAGATTAGAGAAACTAACGAATGCAGGGTTTAGCTTCTGCATGATTGTCTGAACGACTTCAAGCATTGAGCGCTTGATGAATGCAAACCCTAAAACAAGGTTATGCAATACATCACCAACCATGCCAAAGCTACTAACAACGGCTTGGGCCACACGTTGCCCGATATTACCAAACCCTTCCGTATCTAGTGCTGCCTGTCTGAAGTTGTCTGCGGCTTCTTTGATTAATGGGCTGAAAGAAACTGCTAGCTGATTGCCTATACCCTCAAAGACTCCCTTGGCCTGAGTAACCGCATCGTTAGCCTGCTCTATCTTTGCAGCGTCAACACGAGATATCGCTAGCCCTAGCTTCTCGGTTTCTTCTGCCATCAGTTTCAGATTCTCAGATCCCCCGCCGATCATATTAAGAACAGCAACACCACGAGCGCCGAACAGATCAGTGGCTATCCTTACTTTGTCAGTCTGGTTTTCAACAGTCTTCATCGCATCAGCGACCAAGAACATCTGCTGATCTAGTGGTAGCTTTTCTAGTCTTTGAGCGCTAAGGCCCAGCTCAATGAATGCGTCTTTGGCAATACCAGTCCCATCAGCGGCATCAGAGACACCAACTGCTAGGTTTTGAAGAGACTTTTCTAGGGTTTTGTTTTCTACGCCAGCAAGGGCTGCTGACATCTGAAGACTTCTAAGAGATTCGGTAGTAATCCCAATCCTATCCGCAGTCTTAGCGAGTGCATCAATGCTTTCCATCGATGCTTTAGTGAGCGCTATTCCTGCGGCTGTACCTGCTGCTGCGAACGCTGCGCCGATCTTAGCTACTTTCTTAGCAGTCTGAGCGGCTGATGAAGCTAACTTTCCAAGCCCCTTCTGAGCCTTCCCAAATGTTTTGCTGAATTTATCTTCAGCGCTAATCGGGATTTTAACGGGACTGATTGCCATCCTTCACCTCAAAATATGCAACCCAACCTTCAAATTCGACCACATCCATTTCAATAATCTCAGCTACTGTTTTATGTAGCAGTTCCGCTAATTGATAGCAGAAGAATAGGACGTGATCGTTTCTTAGTTTCCCGCTATGTCATCCGCTTGTGGTTGCATCTCAGCAATTTGACCAGCGACTCTGATTAGTACATCAGGATCTACTGATCTACAAATGTCTACCATATCTGCTTTTTTTAAGCATGGCTCGCCATTTCCATCAATTAGGTAGTAGATCAGTGTCAGCGCAAGCCCTTCATCCATCTTATCCCCTGTGAGCTTTGCCTGGATTTCCATTTTCTTCTTGACGGAAACCTGGGGACGGACGAAGTATTGACCGCCCCACTCGGGGATTTCTATAGGCTTTGGATCTGAACTAAGAACGTCTTGATAGTGCTGCTTTGCTTTATCAAGAATGCCCATTATGGAGCAGTATTCTCAGTCAGCGCCCCATTGCCTTGGAACTGTATTGATGCTTCTACCATACCGTCAAAAGATGAAGATCTAGTGATTGATGTGATATGCATAGCCCCAGAGTAAGAGACATCGCCACTAGCGCCAGCATCGCCTTCTGGGTAGAAAATGATAGCTGTATCTTCTGCGCCGATGGTTAGAGCATCTTGCCCTGCATCATCTGGGTCCCAGTAGACATCGGCAGAACCGCTAAAGCTAGTCAAAGTTACTTTGTAGCCTCGCTCAGTATCTGTCATTGCCGTCGTCTCAACGGTATCAGCGGTTTCTTCAATAGAAAAACTACGCAAAGAGGCAACAGCCGTACCTCCTACTGTGATCTTTCCATCACGTCCTATAGTTGTTGCCATTTATCAATCCTCTTGGGTTTTTTCCTCTAGGGGTTGTTCTTCAGTTTTCTTTGGCGTTCGCTTCGCCTTAGAACCTTCTTCTTTCCATCCTTTATTCATCATTGATTCTATTTTAGAAGGATGGACATTAATTTTCGTTTTCCCATCAGGGCTTACTAATTCCTTCATAGGCTAGACTCCGCATCATTAACGGCTGTCCTGTATTGTACCGCATAAGTCAAGGTAACAACACCTACGGGGCTTTCACCCTCGCCGTTATAATTAATCTCTGTAGACACTAACTGACTGAATTTAGCTAGGTTGTTTAACGTCCTATCAGCCCCCATCGCAGCCTCTACTTGGGCGCAAATCGTGTCTACCGTATCATCAAAGTCAGTAGTGGCTTTGACGTAACCTTCAATCACGATGTTCAAATCTCGCTGGGCTACTAAGGTAGATCCCATCACATCAGCGTTTGAATCTTCGTTAATTGAATATACCAGCAACGCAGGAAGATTGGCATCTTGTAGTGGATAAACCCTAGACTGAAAGACGTTAGATCCAGTCGTAGTAAGTCCAGTAACGGTAGTCGCTACCTGCTCTCTGATTTGCTGCCTTACGTGACTCATTGCTCTTCCAGGGCTACTTCAGTCATTCCTGTCCCATCAGGACGAACATTGACAGCTTTATAAGTGATTGCGCTGATCACGAATGTATCATTGTGCGCTAGATTGGGAGCGTCTGCCGTTCTTATCACTGCTATGGGCTGGCTCATTTCCATACCAACCGTACCTGCATCAACAGAATAATACTCATTGAGAAAAATGGTTTTGATTGTTGATGGAGATCCACCGTCTGGCGTATAGGTTGCATCAACGCCAAAATCGGACAACATGATCAATCTGTCATCGGCTGTTTCAACCATTCTTCTTAGGGCGTCCCCGACGCTTAGGTTGCTCTTCAGAGTCCTCTAAGCCCACTGATCGATTCTCAATCATAGGCTCAGAATAAGGTGCGATGCGTCCAA